CGGCCTTTCTGATGTTGACGGCACAGCAGCCGCCCCCGCGCTCAGAGGCACTGACGCCAACACCGGCATCTTCTTCCCTGCGGCTGACACCATTGCTTTTGCTGAGGGTGGTGCAGAGGCTATGCGAATTGATAGCTCTGCACAAGTGGGGATTGGTACGAGTAGTCCTGCAAACTTGTTGCATGTTGAAAAGTCTTATAGCGGCACAATCGCAAAAATTAAAAATAACGCAGGGGCGACTACCTCTGACGCAGGATTAGAAGTTGAAACAAGCACAACTGGTGCAAAAACTTTACTCCTTAAAAATTCTGGAACAGAAACATTCTCTGTTCTGGGGAACGGAGAGTTTAAATTTAATTCTGGCTACGGCTCTGCTGCTGTAGCCTTTGGTTGCCGCGCATGGGTGAACTTCAACGGCACTGGCACTGTGGCTATTCGTGCGAGTGGGAATGTGTCGAGTATTACGGATAATGGCACAGGGCAATACACGGTAAATTTTACGACCGCCATGCCTGATGTAAATTACTCCGCTGTTTTCCAACATGAAAGTATTGATTATGCTGGTACAACATTTATACGAACTGGTACTACAACTACATCTTCAATTGGTGTTGCTACTTACAATATTTTCGGCACAGCTTATCAAGATACAGCTACTTTTAATGTCGCCGTATTCCGCTGAAAGAACCAAATGACTCAACGCATAATCTACAAAACCCCAGACGGCGGTGTAGCGGTAATCATCCCCGCAGACACCATTGAAGCCTGCATGAAAGACATTCCCGAGGGCGCTGAGTACGCCATCGTGGACACAGCAGACATTCCAGAAGACCGCACATTCAGAGGAGCATGGACATGGGCATCGTAATCGACCTGACCAAGGCCAAGGCCATCACGCATGATGCGCGTAGAACAGCCCGTGCTGCTGAGTTTGCACCGCTGGACATCAAGGCCACCATCCCGTCTGAGGCCGTAGCCGCTGAAGCTGCCCGTGCTGCCATCCGTACCAAGTACGCTGACATGCAGACCGCTGTTGACGCTGCTGCTGATGTGGCTGCACTGAAGACAATCATCACCGCACTGGAGGCAGCATGAGTTTATTAGCCGTTCAAGGGGGCGCTACCGGCACGGGTACGGTCACCCTGTTAGCACCCATCACAAACTCAGATCGCACACTGACGCTGCCTGATGCTACTGGCACTGTGCTATCCACCGCTACGGCTGGTGTGCCTGTCAACGGGCCAGCGTTCAGCGCCTCTAACAGCACAACACAATCAATTTCTACGGCTACTTTTACAAAAGTTACTCTAGATACAGAGGCTTACGATACTAATAGCAATTTTGCCTCTAGCCGTTTTACCCCTACTGTTGCTGGCTATTATCAAGTAATTGCAAGTGTTCGTGATGGAACTGGCGGCGCAACTGGTCAATTTATTTCTAATATTTACAAAAATGGTGCAGTTTTAAATCAAAACATTGTGGCTTGTGCTGGTGCTGTTGGAATAACTTCTGTTTGTTCTGCAATAGTTTATATGAACGGCTCAACAGATTATTTGGAGCAGTATGTCTATCAAGCATCAGGTTCTGCTATGAATATTAGCGCAAGCGGTAATACAACATATTTCCAAGCGGCGATGATTAGGAGCGCGGTATGACCCTCTACGACAAGATCATGGCGCTGTACCCTGCGCTGACTCAGCAAGACTTCACAACCACCATCCGCTTGCAGAACGACTCTGACGGCAAGGGTGACTACATTGCCGCTTGGGATCACCCGACCCTGGCACGACCCACTGAGGAGCAACTAGCATGACCGTATCAATCAGCGGAACAGGTGGCATCACCTTCAACGACAACAGCGTACAAAACACCGCTGCCACGGGCTTCGGGTTCAAGAACCGCATGGAGGCAATGTAATGGCTAACGGAACACTTGCAGCAAGCCAGATTGAGATGTTGTCCCAAAGCGGGACTGGCATCATCACCATCGTGCCACCTGCGACCAATACGAACAGGACGCTGACGCTGCCGGATAGCACGGGCACTGTCGTGGCGTCTGGCACAACCCCGTCACTGAACGGCATTGCCTTTCCAGCTACTCAAGTCACAAGCGCTGACGCAAACACGCTGGATGATTATGAGGAGGGGACTTGGACACCTGTCTTGACCCCAGCTACCGGAACCATAACATCTCAAAGTTGCTTTGGTAGCTATGTAAAAATTGGAAAACAAGTAACTATTACATTTAAGGCCGTAATTACAGGTGGGACAGTTACGGCGGTAAGCACTATTGGCGGGTTTCCTTTTGCGTCCGCGAATGCTAACCAGCAAGCGTGCGGTGCGGCCAGAGAAACGCAAGTGGCCGGTGAAATTTGGCAAATTGCAGTCGTTTCAAATACAAGCACCGCTTTAATGTACAGATATAACAACAGTACTGCTGTAACTAGCTCATACGGATGGCAAGGCTCAGTTACATACTTCACCGATTAAGGAAACCAAATGTCACTCACCGAAACCAAAGTCATCGACCAAATTACCGTCACTGAGAACGGCATCGTGCTGTACCGCGAGGCAACACGCATCCTCAAGGACGGCGACCAGATTGCTCAGACCTACCACCGCACAAGCCTGACGCCAGCACAAGACCTCACTGGTCAACCAGCCAATGTCGTGGCAATCTGCAATGCGGCTTGGACTGCTGAAGTGGTTGCGGCGTATCAGGCTCAAGTCGCAGCTAATGCAATGCCATGAACCAGATTGACGCAACAGATGCTCGGCTAGCCACGCATGAGGAAGTCTGTGCGCTGCGCTACGAGGCGATCCAGAAATCGTTTGAGTCGGGCAGCAAACGGATGTCTCGCATTGAATACATCCTCTATGCGCTGATTGCTGTCACGCTGCTTGGGCCAGGCTTTGCCGCTGAACTGCTCAAGAAAATCCTGATGTAATCATGGACGCCCTGCCGCCGATTCCCATAGTCCAAGCACCAGCGGTAGAGTGCGTCAGGTGGTCATGGTCATCTGATAGGCTTCAGGTCTGGTGCTTAAAGTGGCGGGAAAAAGGCAAACCTGAACCAAAAAAGGTAGCGGAAAGTGATTGATCCATTAACAGCGCTAGCGGGTATCCAAGCAGCAGTCGCCCTGATCAAGAAGGTCAGCAAGACTGTTGACGATGTATCGTCTCTTGGCCCTGTGCTTGGCAAGTACTTTGATGCCAAGTCCACCGCCAGCAAGGCTGTTGTACAGGCCAAGAAGTCCAAATCCTCGATGGGCACTGCCATCCAGATAGAGATGGCGCTAGATCAGGCCAAGCGCTTTGAGGATGAGTTACAACTCTTGTTTATGCAGTCAGGCAAGATTGATGTCTGGAACAAGATCAAGTCCAGAGCAGCGGCGATGGATGTTGAGTCTGCCCATGACGCTAGGCGTGAACGCGAGGCTGCTGAAAAGCGCAAGAAAGAGGTCGATGAGGTCGTTGAGATCGTGCTGGTAGCGATTGTCCTGTTTGCAATTCTTGGGATCATTGGGTATTTCACCTTTGGCATTCTTGAGCAGCGCGGGTGAGTTATGGCAGATGAGCGCCTCAATCTAGTAGACAAGGTGCTGGCCTATGTGTCCAGCCCTTTCAGGCTGTTTGCAATGGTGCTTATGGCAGTTTTGACCTTTTCGGGCTATTTTGTATATACAAATCAAGAATTGCTGATCGGGGCGTACAAAGAGTCAAAGAAGATACCCACAATTGCTGAAGACAGGGTTGAGGACGCTGCCGCCCACCTTTTCAAGCAATCTGGTGCTTTGATTGTTGCGGTCTTCAAGGTCAACTCGATGTTTGGGACTAGAGTTCTGTATAGGGCGTATGGCAAAAACGGCAGGGATAAGACCAACGACGGACTGGATGTTGGCCTTTTTACCCAGAATGCGGCCAATAACGCTGATGTTGTCAAACTGATGGCAAGTGAGATACCTTGTGGCGAATACAAATCTGCCCAGTCGGAAATGGGTTTGTGGTATATCGCCCGAGGAGTCAGCTATACATGCCGTATTTCTGTCCCGCCGGAACCTGGCAGGTTTGTTGGGCAAATCACGGTTGGATGGGCTACTCAGCCTGAAGACCTTGACCAAGCAAAAGCGATGCTTCAAATCGCAGCAACCATGTTATCTAGGAGCAAACAGTGAATCCAGAGCTACAAAAATACTATGAAGACAGGTTTGACCTGTTCTCCCGCCAAGGCTGGGCTGACCTGATGGAAGATGTTGACAACATGCTCATCCCGTTAAACAATGTGTCTACCATTGCGGACGAAAAAAGTCTACAATTCCGCAAAGGCGAGATTTCTATTCTCATTTGGCTAAAAACCCTTAAAGGGGTCAGCGAACAAGCATATGAGGAACTCAATGAAAAGAATGTATGAATTTGTCTGCGATTGCGGACAACGCACAGAGGCACTGACCGATTATGAGACGATCAGTGTGCTGTGCAGATGCGGGGGGTTTTCCTCCCGTGTCATAAGCGCTCCGTCGTTTAACTTGGAAGGGTGGTCTGGTTCGTTTCCATCAGAGCATGGAAGGTTCGAGAGAAAGCACCGAGAAAAGTTAAATGCAGAGCGTAAAGCCAACTCATAAGCGCAAGCCGAGTTGAATTATCCTACAACCGTTTTGGCAGGAACATAATATGTTGATTGATGAAGAACAAGAGCCGCTAGGTGAACTTGAAATCGAGGAAAAAAAATCTACTGAACTTCCTGACAAGTACAGGACTAAAAGTTTGGAAGAAGTTGTGCGGATGCACCAAGAAGCTGAAAAGCTAATTGGCAAGCAAGCCCAAGAAGTGGGCGAAGTTCGCAAACTCGCTGACGAATTACTCAAGCAAAACCTCAGTTCTAAGCAACAACAAGTAGAGGTTGAACCGGAAGTTGACTTTTTTGAGAACCCTCAAAAAGCAGTTCAAACGACGATTGATAAACATCCAGATGTTCTCGCGGCTCGACAAGCGGGTCAAGATTTCAAAAAGATGCAGATTCAGCAGAGGCTCAATGCAGAGCATCCTGACTACGCCCAAGTGGTCAACGATACTGGGTTTCAGGAGTGGGTGAAGTCTTCACCTATTCGTTTGGGACTTTATGCAAAAGCAGATGGTGATTTTGATTTCGATTCGGCCAATGAATTGTTGTCTACTTACAAAGAATTGCGTGGCATCAAGGCCAAGGAATCGGGGCAAGCAGAGACTGCTGCACGAACCAAGACCATGAAAGCAGCGCAAGTTGATGTTGGTGGCTCTGGCGAGAGTTCAAAACGGGTTTATCGACGGGCTGACCTTATTCGTCTCAAAATGACTGACCCTTCAAGGTATGAATCGTTAAACGATGAAATACTGGCAGCTTATGCCGAGGGTCGTGTTCGATAATTTAACTGGAGAATTAACATGGCATATCCTACCCCAGCGGTAACAGTAACCACCGCAGCAACGTTCATCCCCGAAATCTGGAGTGATGAAATCATCGCAGCCTACAAGAAAAATCTTGTACTGGCTAACATCGTGATGAAGATGAACTTCAAAGGTAAGAAGGGCGATGCGGTTCACATCCCTGCACCTACCCGTGGTTCAGCTTCAGCGAAAGCAGCATCTACTGCCGTTACTCTGATTGCCGATACTGAAACAGAGATTAAAGTGGACATTAACAAGCACTTTGAATACTCACGTTTCATTGAGGACATCGTTGAAGCACAAGCCCTGAACAGCTTGCGCCAGTTCTACACTGCTGATGCGGGCTATGCGCTTGCCAAGCAAGTAGACACTAGCTTGATCCAATTGGGTCGTGCATTTAACGGTGCTACTGTCGGTACTAACGACTATGCAACAAGCAACACATCCACCAAGGCTTTCATCGGCTCTGATGGCACAACTGCTTACAACAGCACGACTTCCAATGCTGCCGCTCTGACTGATGCTGCTATTCGCCGCACCATTCAGCGTTTGGACGATAACGATACTCCTATGGACAATCGCTTTTTCCTGATCCCTCCATCCAGCCGTAACACGCTGATGGGTCTGAGCCGTTACACGGAACAGGCTTTTGTGGGCAATGGCAATGCAATCCGTACTGGTGAAATCGGTAATCTGTACGGCATCCCTGTGTTCACATCTAGCAATGCTGATACTGGTGCTGGTAACAGCACTACAGATCGTATCTGCCTGATGGGTCACAAGGACGCTATGGTTCTGGTTGAGCAAATCGGTATCCGTTCACAAACACAGTACAAGCAAGACTACCTTGCCACTTTGTTTACATCGGACACCCTGTACGGCGTTGCCGCACTTCGTGCAGCCGCTACTACTGGTGCAGCTCTGTCTTCTAGCGCTTTTGCGTTGGCAGTGCCAGCCTAACCCCAAGCCCCCAGCAATGGGGGCATTATTTTTAAGGAGTTAGAAAATGGCAGCAGCAACAGCAGTTACCTCACGCAGAGGCAATGACCAGTTCCGTGGTCTATTTACAGACACTTGGGACGTTTCCTGTACTCTGAATAGCGCATCAGTAGCCACTACTGCTACGGCTACAGACACAGTGACTGTCCCAGGCGTTGCTTTGGGCGATATGGTTATCGGTATGGCAATTGGCGTTGATGAAGCAGGTTTGGTTCGTAGAGCCTATGTTTCAGCCGCTAACACTGTGACTATCGTGACCTACAACCCAACAGCAAGTTCTGTGGACTTGGCATCAACTACCCTGTCACTTATTGTGGCTCGGGCGTTGTAATTAACAGGGGGCTTCGGCTCCCTGTTTTTTTAGGATAATCATGGCAACTTTCCGCTGTTTGCAGTCCGGCAACACTGTGACTTTTACCCAGCCAGTGGACATTGACTCTATGCGTGGTCATCAGGGCTATGTGCGTCTGGATGAGCAAGTTGAGCCTGAAATCAAACCTTTGCCCATGCTAGCACCGCTCAAGAAGATGGGTCGCCCTCGTAAATCAAAAGGATAAATCATGTACGGTAAAAAAATGTCTGATAAAAAAGCCATGCCCATGACTATTGTTGTGGCCGTTGGCAAACCAAAGCCGTTGCCAAAGCGCGGCCAGCGCACTGCTACAAACATGGCGAACAAGGCCAAAAAGAAATGAAGACCAAGGCTGAAAAGAAAATCAGCAAGGTCATGCGCGAGTTCAAGGCCGGTGAATTGACCACCAACAAAAAAGTGGTGAAGAATCCTAAGCAAGCATTGGCTATTGCGCTTTCACAAGCAAAGGTAAAGAAGAAATGAAAACCGGACTTTACGCAAATATTAACGCCAAACAGGCTCGAATAAAAGCTGGCTCTGGCGAAAAGATGAACAAGGTCGGCTCTAAGGCCGCGCCTACTGCTGCCGACTTTAAGGCTGCGGCCAAGACTGCGAAGAAACCTAAGAAATGAAAACGCCAGCTTGGCAGCGAAAAGAAGGCCAAGCCAAGGCTGGGGGCTTGAACGCAAAGGGTCGTTCATCTTATAATGCAGAGACTGGTGGCAATCTCAAAGCCCCAGTGAAGTCGGGAGACAACCCTCGTAGGGCATCCTTTTTAGCACGAATGGGCAATATGCCTGGCGCTGAGATGAAAGATGGAAAGCCTACCCGACTTTTACTTTCTCTTAAAGCATGGGGCGCAACGTCCAAGGAAGACGCAAAGGCGAAAGCCAAAGCTATCTCTAAGAGGAACAAATGAGGCCATCATCCGTTGGAGTTAGCCCTGCTGCGGCGGTATTGACCACTGTCTACACAGTGCCGACGGGTTATTACGCCAAATTTACTGTGATGTACATTCACAACACGGGTGGATCGACAAAGCACATTACAGTGCAATGGTATGACGCAAGCACTGCGACTTCTTACGATATTCTCACGGCTTACGACTTCACTTCAAAAGCGTATCTTCAGTTTGATGGTGCTGCGTACATTGTTTTGGAAGAAGGCGACAAGATTCAAATTACTACGCAAGCGGGAAGTACATTCAGTTTTATAGCAACCTTTGAGGTTGAAGGAGCGCAAAGAATATGACCTACCTACAACTGATAAACAATGTGCTGATTCGTTTGCGTGAGACGCAAGTCTCCACCAACAACGAAACAACTTATTCAACCCTAATCGGCTTGTTTGTTAACGATGCAAAGCGTCAAATTGAGGATGCCTTCAGCTGGAACGTGCTGGGTCAGACAGTCACCATCACCACGGTGGCAGCGACTTACATCTATTCAATGACGGGTGCTGGACAGAAGTTCCAAGTACAAGACGCGATCAACACCACATCAAACATCGGTCTACAAAACATCAGTTTTGTTGAGATGAATCGCTACCAAAACCTTGTTCCAACAACAAACGGCATCCCTCAATATTACGCTTTTGACGGCGTGGACGGCAATGGCGACACCAAGGTGGTGCTGTATCCCCGCCCTGATGGGGTCTTCAACATCCCGTTTAGCCTGACAGTGCCACAAGCTACATTGGCCGCTGATGGCACATCTGTACTTGTTCCTGACACTCTAGTTGTGCAAAACGCATACGCACGGGCGCTGGTGGAGCGCGGCGAGGACGGCGGTTTAAGTTCATCTGAGGCTTACCAGCTTTACCGCGCCATGCTATCTGACCAGATTGCACTGGAAGGCACACGCTATCCAGAAAACCAAGAGTTTGTGGCGATATGAGCCAAGCCCTCCAGACTGCCAGCATTTCAGCGCCAGGATTCTTTGGCCTGAATACGCAAGACTCGCCTTTGGACTTGGCGGCTGGCTTTGCGCTGGTTGCTACCAATTGCGTGATTGACCAGTTTGGGCGTATCGGCTCACGCAAGGGCTGGGCGCGAGTTAATGCATCTGCTGGTGCTTTGGGCGCTAATGCCCCTGCTGTAATTCATGAGTTGGTGCAGACTGATGGCACTCTGACAATCCTCTTTGCTGGCAACAACAAGCTGTTTAAGCTAGATGGCAGCAATGCAGTGGTTGAATTGACCTACGGCGGCGGTGGCACAGCACCTACGATTACGGCAAATAACTGGGCTTGCGCCTCGCTCAACGGCATTACCTACTTCTTTCAGACAGGCCACGATCCGCTGATCTTTGACCCTGCTGTCAGCACCACGACCTTCAGGCGCGTTAGTGAGAAGTCAGGCTACGTTGGTACTGTACCCTCGGGCAACATTGCTATAAGCGCCTATGGCCGCTTGTGGGTGGCAGATACGGCATCGGACAACACCACGGTCTTTTTCTCTGATCTGCTTGCCGGTCATGTCTGGTCAACGGGTACATCAGGTTCTCTCAATACCAACCTAGTTTGGCCTAACGGCGCGGACAACATTACCGGCTTGGCGGCTCATAACAATTTCCTGATCATCTTCGGTCAGCGCCAGATTTTGGTGTATTCGGGTGCGACAACACCCGCAACCATCACACTGGCCGACACCGTGGCAGGTATTGGTTGCATCGCCAGAGACTCGATCCAAGGCACTGGCAAAGATGTTTTGTTTTTGTCTAATTCAGGCGTGAGATCATTTGCGCGTACAGTCATTGAGAAGTCAGTGCCGATTGGCGATCTGTCCAAGAATGTGCGTAGTGACTTTATGAACATCGTTGCTGGCGAAACGCTGGCAAACATTAAGTCGGTTTACTCTGAAACAGAGGCGTTTTACCTGATTACGCTGCCGTTTGTCAAAGAGGTATTTTGCTTTGATACCCGTGGGCAGCTGCAAGATGGATCGTTCAGGGTCACCACTTGGGACTCTATTGAGCCTACAGCGTTGCTTTCAAGGCGCAATGGTGATCTGCTGCTGGGCAAGACGAGCTATGTTGCCAAGTACACGGGCGCACAAGATGACACCTCGGCATATCGGCTGCTGTACTACACCAATCATGCTGATTTAGGCAATGCCAATGTCACCTCGCTGCTTAAGCGGCTCAAGGTGGTCGTGATCGGCGGTACAAACCAATTTGTCACGCTTAAGTGGGGCTTTGACTTCAGTACCAACTATCTTTCAACTAACGCGCAAATCCCAACTCAGGCGGTTTCTGAGTACGGGATTGCTGAGTATGGCGCAAATGCCACGGTGCTTGCCCAATACGCTAACGGTGTTGCTTTGCAAACTTTAAGCGTTTCTGCCAGCGGTAGCGGTAAAATCGTGCAAACAGGCTATGAATCAAACATCAATGGTTCAGCCTTGTCAATTCAGCGGATTGAAATCCAATCAAAGGACGGGAAGACAGTATGAGTAACTATACACAGAGCACTAACTTCGCAACCAAAGACGCGCTGACTTCTGGCGACCCGTTAAAGATCGTCAAAGGCACGGAGATCAACACCGAGTTTGTCAACATTTCGGTGGCTATTGCAACCAAAGCTGACTTGGCTAGCCCTACTTTTACCGGAACGCCATCATTGCCTACCGGTACTACGGCGGTTACGCAAACTGCCGGTAACAGTACAACTTTGCTTGCCACTACTGCCTTCGTACAGGCGGCGGTTGCGCTGCTGTACCCAGTAGGCTCAATCTACACCAACGCCACTGTCAGCACCAATCCTGGCACTCTGTTGGGTTTTGGTACTTGGACGGCCTTTGGCGCTGGCCGAGTTATGGTGGGCTTTGACTCTGGCAATGCTTTGTTTGACACGGCTGAAGAAACTGGTGGTAGTGCAGATGCTACTCTGCCAAGCCACACGCACACTGGTACAACTGATGCAGGGGGTTCGTCCTCTGGGTCTGTTACAGGCGGCGTAGGCGGTGATTTTGGCCCGTTTAGTTCTGCAACTGGAGTGCTTGCTTTATCTGATAGCGTGGGCAATCGTCCCCAAGGTGCAGCTGGTACTGGCAGTCAACGCACAGCGACTCTTACCATCCCAACTCATACCCACACAATTACAACTGCATCTGCTGGCACAAGCGGCACAAACGCCAACTACCAGCCTTACATCACTGTGTACATGTGGAAACGCACGGCATGATCACGCACCACTTCAGCGATGGGTTGTACGCCAAAGAAACCGCATTTGCGGCTGGTACAGCCATCCTGAAGCATACGCATGATTTCAGCCACTTGTCCATTCTTGCAAAAGGCAAAGTCGCGGTTTTGCGAGGCACTGAGATTGACATTGTTGATGCGCCAGCTTGCATTGAAATTAAGGCTGGAATGACGCACGGCGTCAAGGCCGTCACAGATTGCGTTTGGTTTTGTATTCACGCCACTGACGAGAAAGACCCGTCTAAAGTGGACGAAATTTTGATTGGAGTTTGATATGCCAGCATTTATCACGGCGGGGGCTAGTTTACTTGGCGGCATTATTGGCGGCAACTCCGCTAAAAAAGCCGCGCAGATACAAGCCGACGCACAAATGAAAGCCGCTCAACTTGCGGCTGAAGAAGCGCGTTTTCGGCCAGTAGGCATCACGACTCGCTTTGGTCAGTCGCAGTTCCAGACTGGGCCTGATGGTCGTGTGACTGGTGCTGAATATACGCTAGACCCAACACTTCGTGCTTATCAAGACAGGTTCATGGGTTTGGCTGGTGGCGGTCTGTCTCAAGCTGAGATGGCACAGCAACAGTTTGCCCCCTTGCAACAGGGTGCTCAGGGTCTGTTTGGCCTTGGTCAGCAATACCTTGCACAATCGCCGCAACAAGCCGCCCAGCAGTACATGGCTGGTCAACAAGAGTTGCTTGCCCCTAGCCGTGAACGCCAGATGGCGCAACTGCAAAACCAGTTATTCCAGACTGGGCGCGGCGGTTTAGCTGTTGGCGCTACCGGCGCTCGGCCTAGTGGCGCTGGGGGTCTAGGTGCGGCAAGTCCAGAGATGGAAGCCTACTACAACGCCATTGCCCAACAAGACGCACAACTGGCTGCACAAGCCACACAAGGCGGCATGGATCAGGCGCGTTTTGGTGCTGGTTTGCTTGGCACTGGTGGCAATCTGTTGACACAAGGCTATCAAGGCCAGGCAGCGGCTCTTGGCCCGTATGAGGCATACCTAGCTCAAATGAAACAACTTGAGGCGCTTGGTCAACAGCCGCTTGAGCTGGGCATCAACATTGGTGCGAAGGGGCAGAGTACGGCAGGGGCTAATGCTTTGTTTCAAGGCGGCAATGCGGCGGCGCAGACGATGGGCGCGGCCAATGCCTACAATCCGTTTGCCACTGCGCTGACTCAGGCAAGTCAGAATCCGGCGCTACAAGCTGGTCTTGGTAGACTGTTTGGTGGTGGCGGACAAGCAGCGTTTTCACAGACCGGTTTAGGCGGCTCGGGCTTTGGCACAGGTTTAGCTTACGGCAACCAAGACATCGGCGCGTTTATTTAAGGACTAAATCATGGCAGACATCGTTCAATCCTTATTTGGCGTTACGCCACAGGCTTACCAGCAAGCACAGCAAGCCCGTATGGACGCGCAAGCGTTGCAATACGCCAAGCTCGACCCGTTCCAGCAAGCCAACTACGCCATCGGGCGCGGGGCTAACATGCTGGGCGGTGCTATCGGCGGCGCTCTGGGTGGGCAAGACCCTGAGTTGCAGCGCATCACAATGCGCCAGCAGATAGCTGGGCAGATCGACTTTAGTGACGATGAGTCTATGAAACGCGGCATTGCAGCGTTAGCGCAGAGCGATCCTCAAGGCGCAATGCAGTTACAGCAAATCCTTGTTAGCCAACAAGCCAAACGCGCCTCTATCAGCAAAGATGAGGCTGCAGCAAGGGCTTCTGACGCGGCTGCCCAACGCGACCGCACAAAAGCACCACCAGAAAAAGTGCAATTGGCGCGCGAAGTTGCGTTGTTGTCCGGCCCTGAAGGCTCGATTGAATACAACACCGCGTTTGCTACTTCGCTAAAAGAACAGGTAGGGGGTAAAGTTGCGCCGGAAGGAAAGACTACTATTCAAAAGCTGCAAGAGTACGCTAAGACATTAACACCTGGGTCAATTGAGTTGGCGCAAGTGATGGCTGTTATTAAAGCTGAAGGTGAAGGCAAGGGCAACAAAATTACCAATGTACTTCCTGGTCAAAATGCGCTAGTGGACATACCAGCCTTCCGCGCCAAAGTGCAGGCTACTATTGAACCGCAATCCAAAGCGATTAACGCGGCTGACCAAGCATTGGAAGCCATTGAAACCTCATTGGCAACAGGCAACTTTGCGTCTTACCGCGCAGCGCAGACACAGTTTGCGCGCGCTATCTCTGGCGCAGGCGATCTAAGCCAGCGCGAATTAAAAGCCGCTGGCGCCGACCCGTCGCTACTGGGTGGAACGGCCGACTATCTGTCTAGTCTATTCACCGCGACGCCTACGACCGACACGCAAAATAAAATTAAAGTGACCTTAGAAGCTATCCGTAAGGTAGCAGCCAATAAAGCGCGTACCGAAGTTGATCAGCAGCGTAAGATCGCATTGCGTTCGCCGGGGTACAACGTAGACGCCGTAACGGAAGCGCTTACATTTCCTGAGTTGGCGCCGCGCGTCGCCGCACCAGCGTCCGGCGCAACGGGTGGTGATTTAGCCGCGCAAGCTGCCGCTGAAATTGCACGTCGTGCTGCTGGAAAGGCAAAATAATATGGCCGTCGATTTTACGAAGCTGTCAGACGCAGAATTAGAAGCTATCTCAAGCGGTAGCCTTGGTTCGCTATCGGACGAAACACTTCAGATGTTGGCCGGCGTGCCAACGGGCGACTACAAAGTAGAAGCGCTTCGTAAAGGCCCAGCAAGCACCGCCGGCTTGGTTGCCGGCGCAGGCGCGCTTGTCGGTGAAAGTTCGGCTGGCAGAGGTTTGCCCGGACTGATTGAAGCGCTGCGCCAGCCCGGCCCAATCGAGCCTCGCCGTGATCCTAGGCAAGTCTTTACGGAAGCGTACCAGGCGCCCTATAAAAGCATCATGAGCGCGCTTGGCAGCACTGGCGCCGAGCCAAAGACTGGCACGGAAAAAATTATAGCCGGCGGTTTACAGGCTACAACAGACCCGCTTTCGTATATGTTCCCGCCACTGGCCGGCGTTAAGCGCCTGGGTGCGTTAGGGCAAATTGTGGCGCGGCCGGGCGAACAATTAATTGTTGGTAGCGGCGCAGAAGCCGGCGGCATGGGTGGCGAGTACGCGGGTGGTAAATTTGACATGCCGGGCACTGGCCGCTTTGTCGGCAGTTTGTTTGGCGGCGCTGGCGCTGCCTATACCGGCGGCACCGCGCTCAAACTTGCGCCGGTTGGCGGCAAAGCCTACGATTTGGCTAAAGGCCAATGGGATAAAGTTAGGGGCACAGACCCTGAAGATACGTTGCTCAAGGACGTAGACAACCGCATCAGCAACATCTTTATTGCTGCCGGTGCGGCTGACCCTACCTTTATGAAGACTTTGACCGAAGCGGCGCAAGCGCAAAAAAGCGTGTCTCTTAAAGCGCCCGGTGGCGTTGAAGTCAAGATGCCCGTGTCGGCTATGCTGGCTGACAATCCAGTTATTAACAACTTTATTCAAAACCTATCGGCGCGTGACCCCGTGTTCCGCGCCCAGTACGGCGCGCAATACGACGCAGCCAAGCAGGCGCTGACTGCAAACCAAATTCGTCTGTTTGGCGACCCGACAAAAGTAGCTGTCACCGCCGTTGGCCCAGACTTGACCAAAGTGCAAGCGCGGCGCGTCCGGTCGATAGACGAACAGATCGCTGACGCCTACAAAGACCAGTCAATTGACCCGAACGTGTTCGGCCAACGTGTGGCTAACTTGGTCGAAAAGAAAGAAAAAGCGGCTTACGCTGAAGTCAAACCCTTGTACACCGAGGCGTTTGACATCGCCAAGACCAAGAATGTAGAACTTCCCGCCGCATCGGTGGACGACATTTATGGTTTTGTTGTCAGCGAACGCGCCTCAGACATCTTTAAGACATTCCCATCTATTTATAACCGGGTGCAAGCCCGGTTCAAACCGACTACTGTCGAGCCAAGCGCTATTTTGACCGCCGAAGGTAAGCCAATGACGCCAGGAGGCATGCAGTTTAGCGCGGCTACGATTGAGGACTTGGACTCGCTCAAGCGAGAGATCAACCGCCAGTTGACCAAAACTGATGTGCCGACCGAAATTCGTTTGCTGTCAGAATTGAAACAGCGCGTCGGCGGGCATATTGATAGCCTTGACCCAGACTTTGTAGCCGCATACCGCAACGCTGACAAAGCGTACTTCCAAAAGATTGGCCTGCCATTTGACGCCGCGACGCTAAAGGCGGTAGACCGCAAGAAGTTTGTCGAGCAGATAGCGCCTGCCCTTATTGGTAACAAATCGAACGTGAGCGAATTTATCACGGCCACTGGCGCCGAGGGTACTCAGTTAGTGCGCTCTGCTTTCTTGGACAGCTTTACCAACGCCGCGCTTAAAAACGACGTGTTGGACCCCAAAGCTGCGGCCAAATGGCTCAAGAAGAACGAAGGTGGCGTCTCTCTGGTGCCTGGCTTGCGCGATGAGTTGCAGGCCGCGACCACTGATGTCCAGCAGTTGCTGGCCGAACGTACGCGCCTTAACGCCGACTTCAAACGTGTGGCCGGCGATCAGATCATCAGCGCGGAGGGCGTTGGTAGCCCACAAGACTTGGTTTCCAAGATGTACGGCGATGTCAAGTTCACCAACAAATTCATGCAGCAGTACGGCGCCAATAAAGATTCCGTCAACGCTGTGCGGTCATTCATGCTTGACGACCTAGTGACATCGGCAGACCCAATTGCCGCGCTGGCCGACCGCAATAAAGCCGCCGTGTTCAACCGCGTGTTTGGACCAACCTACGCTCAGAAGGTGCAAGACTTCGTAACGGTTTCTGATCGCATGACCCGAGACTTGACCAATGTAGCGTTCAAAGGCGAAACTGTACCGCGCACGCCAATCGAGCAGTTGACCGGCATCCCGCCTGAGCAAATCCTTTCGCGCATATACAACCCCGTGTCTGGTGCAACCTACGCCATCACTTCGTTGTTCAGTAAATTCTGGGCCAAAAAGGCGTCTGAGGCTACTGAGGCGCGGCTTAAAGAGTTGCTGCTTAACCCTAGCGACGCGGTTAAGGTCTTTCAAGCTGTGCAGCCGCGTGTTTCCGGGCTTGATCAGAAGAAAATTCAAGACGCTATTGAAGTCGGGCGCAAGTACGGCATCCAGTGGGTGGCCGACGCTGCCAATGACATTACTTCCGGCGCTGCGCGTGGTGCAGTGCAAGAAGCTCAACCACAGGAGTAAAGCATGTTCCCTTTAACAGCCCTACTTGAAGTTGGCGGTAAGCTGATCGATAAGCTGATCCCTGACCCAGAAGCCAAAGCTAAGGCGCAGCTTGACCTGGCTAAGATGGCGCAAGATGGTGAGTTGGCAAAGATGGCTAACGACACTGAACTTTACAAAGCAGAGCAGAACAACCTGAGTCAACGGCACACTGCCGACATGGCTTCAGACTCTTGGCTGTCTAAGAACATCAGGCCCATGACACTGGTTGCTATCTTCATTGGCTACTTTGTGTTTGCCATGATGTCTGCCTTCAAGCTGGATGCCAACGAAGTCTATGTCACCCTGCTGGGCCAGTGGGGCATGCTGGTGATGAGCTTCTACTTTGGTGGCCGCACGTTGGAAAAGATTATGGACATGAAGGCTAAGAAATGACACCCAACTTCACCCTTGCTGAACTAACTACCACCAGCCACCGCCAGTTTGACAACACGCCAAACGATGCAGAACTAGCCAACTTGCAAAAGCTGGCAGAGTTTTTGGAGGAGGTCAAAGCGCTGCTGGACGGCAAGCCAATAATGATCAACAGCGCCTTCAGGTCTAAGCAAGTCAACGATTCAGTAGGCAGCAAGGACACCAGCCAGCACCGCACGGGCAGCGCGGCGGACATCCGAGTGCCAGGCATGACTCCGGACGCCGTGGTGAGGGCTTTGGTGGCCTCAGACCTACCCTTTGATCAGGTTATCCGTGAGTTCGATGCTTGGACTCACATCAGCATCAGTCCAACGCCACGCCGTCAGGCACTGATCATTGACCGCGCTGGGACTCGGCCTTTCGCATAAGCGCCCGATACGCTTCAATCGCGTCTTTGAGATCGCACTGAAGCTGCTGAATCCTCTCGTTCTGCTCAACCATCCTGTTGTTCGCTTCTTCGGCGAACTGGGCTAGGTTTTCTTGCGTCCAAATTTTGAAGTTTGACATTTCGTATTTTTAACAATCTACTGATTACGGTGTGGCTGACATTAAAGCGCCGCGCTATTTCTTTCTGGTTTACGCCAGCATCGTGCAAAGTATAAACACGGCTGACTGAGATGTCCTTGGGCGGTCTGCCAGCACCGGCTCTCTTGCCGCCGTGGGTCATGGTGCTGTCTCTCCAGCAGTCAAGTCATTGCCGCCGACTTTGGACGCACTTACCGCACCATGAGGAAATCCGTAAGAAGCCTCGGGTGCGGCTGCAACTTGTATTAGTTTTTTATCATCGCTTACTGTCGCCCATCTGTAAAGCCCCGTGTTTTTTCTAGTTTCCTCATTGGCGGGGTAACTTGTACATGCGCTTTTCCAAAAAAAGCCTTCATCTTTCTGTACAAGCACATAGCCAAGTTGTGGCATAAATTTCATATTTAGCGCATCAACAAATGATTGGGCGGTGTTGTCATATTTTGTCATTGCATCTCTTTTCGCATTTCCCGAACTTGATCCATGATCTTGTTCCACTCGTCTTTGTCCATATCAAGAATATCTAGCCAGCAAAGATGCGCGTCATAGCGTTTAAAATCCTCGTTGCCTAGCCACCGATCTTCTTCCAGTAGCTTTAGCTTCTTGTCCCGTGGCATTCCTTTGGTTGCCTTGTCAAAATCCACCATGTAATCAATGATGTGTACGATATAGGTGATGTGATAGCCAGCCCCCATCGCCATGTCAATCATCGCATCGCGTTCTTCTAGTGTGTTGCTCATTTTTGTACGCAGCGATACCGCTGCTCTAGGTTTAATTGCTTTGCAGCTTCTTCACACTTTGTTGCGCTTGAAAACTCGGCCAAAGGTCGCCAATCGTACTTGGCGCCATAAGCAACGGCTGTCCAAAAAATTAAAATATAAGTCATGTGTTCTTCTCTTTTAGCAATTGCTCAATTGACTCGACAATCTGCTTGAATCCCAGCGGAAACTTATCGGCTTTTGGGTCTATGAATCTCAAGACCATCAAGCGTTCCTCATCCGTCAGCCCTACCCATGTGCGCTGCTCTGGCAACTCAGACTTCATCTTGCGAATCCAGTGCTGAACAGGGCGGTCTTCACGGCACTGATCGAAGTGTTGTTGGGCCAGCCAATCAAGTGTTTGCTCTGGTGTCATGTGTTCTCCTGTGGTGGTGTGCATGTGTGAATCGTGGTCAGGTCAGCAGTGCGCTTGCCGCACCTTGGGCAGAAGTTGCGTTCCTCTGGCTGTGCTGCGGGTGGGGTGATATAGAGAAGGGTTCCTTCAGGTGGGGGATCAGAAAACCACCCATGTACCAACGAGCCATCAAGCCAACGCACCACGCTACCTACCGGTTCCTGCACTGGCTGTGCCAAGGCTTCTTTAATTGCCCATCGAACATGCCTACGCTCATGTGCATTTGTTTCAATGTACTCCAGCGCCAGCTTCAGTGCTTCGTCTTTGGTCATATCAGCAAGCTCCAAACCCAAAGGCCGGTAAAGAACAGCAGCAAGCAGACCACCATCAAGGCCACCAGCACAAAGCCAACGACAACACTGCCGATCACCTGCCAAGACTGAGGCACTGGCTCAATGTCATCGGGCACTGCCGGATACGCCTTGACCTTGCGGGTTTCCAACTCTGCCGTGGTGAAGTGGCAGTCCATGCCACAAGTCGGCTGGCGTGGGCATTCACGATACCCCGTGTCGCACATCCTGGTCATGCTTGCCTCGCTTTCAGCATGGCGTCTGCCAATGCGTAGGCGTCTTGGGCAATATCATTAAAGGTCGGGGCTTTCATACGGTCGCCATTCCAATAATCAGACATTGTGCCAACTGCAACTTGCGCTGCGAAGTAGTCGCGCAGGGTCATGCCCTGTTCTGTAATGTGGCTCACGCCAGCCGGTGCTGGAAACGCTGGCCCACCTGTTGCTGTAGTCATGTCGCCACCTCCTCAGTGTTGTCGTAGTACGCCTTCAGCCGCTTGACTCGCTGCTTGTTGTAGGTCACCAGCGCCTGGGCGTACTCCACCCCACTCTGAGCCGCCAGCAATTCATGCTCCGCAATCAGCAACTCATGCGCCACGGCCTGAGCCGGCGTCACGGTCTTCATCATCAACCGCAACTCTGTCCAGATGTACTTAAACATGTTTTGCCTCCTGTAGTAGTTCAATGCGTTCGCGGCTGACTCGCAGCGTGTTGTAGCGTTGGTGCAGGCGCTCCAAGACCGACACGCGGCGCTGGTTCTTGCGCTCCTCCATCAGCATCTCCAGCACTTGCGCCTCGTTCAGCGTCCGCAGTTCTGCGTTAAGACTTCGCCATGTAGTCATAAATCTTCCTTTCTAGCTTAATAATTATTTTGTCCAACCTAGCGACAGTGCGCGTTGCCGCGTTTGCCTCCCTTTGCCGTATCTTCATCTCAGCCAACGCCGCCTTTAGCTGCGCCTTCCATAAATCTATCCGTCTCATTTCAAAGCCTCCAATGCAATGTCCGACAATGTGCGCTTGTCGTGTAGCGCGCCCCAAATCTTCTCGTCAACCGTCTTGTGCGTCAGCATGATGTAGCACCAGACCGCGTTCTTCTGGCCGCTGCGGTGCAGCCGCCCGATGGTCTGCTCGTAGAGTTCCAACGACCACGGCAGCGACAAGAACACGATGTGGTGCCCGCCGTGCTGTAGGTTCAGGCCGTGTCCGGCTGACTTCGGATGCACCAGCAGCAACTCAACTTGGCCGGCGTTCCAGCGCTCAATAACGCCTGCATCATCCAGCGTCTGCGCGTGTGGGAACCGGCGCTGGAGTTCAGCCAGTTCTTCTTTGTACTGGTACACGACAATCGTGTTGGCCCGCTGGTTCTCGGCCAGCAAATCCTCCAGCCGGTCAAACTTGTGCGGCGACAACCAGATGGGGCCGTTGTTGGTGTACAGGAACCCGCTTGCCATCTGTTGCAGCTTCTGCGTCACGACAGCCGCGTTGACGGCCACCACATCGTTCAGCACGAAGTCCTTCTTCATGGTGTTGTAGTCGGCCATGTCCATGTCGCAGCGCAACTCGACCGTGTGCAGTGGCGGCAGCGTATCCTTGTAGTCGCCTGGCTCCAATAGGTAGGTGGCCGGCTTGATGCGCTCCATGACTTGCGCCAGTGAGCCAGGGCGCGGCGCCCAATCGCCGTACTCTTTGTTGATCAGAATGAAGTACTGCTGCTGGAACGCGCCCTTGCTGCGGCCAAGCAACGACTGGTCAACGATCTTGCACTGGCCGAACACGTCCTCCAAGCCGTTGCTGGTGAACGAGCCGGTCAAGCCCCAGCGGATATTGATCTTGTCGATGACCTTGTTCAACGCCTTGAACCTGGCACCCGATGGGTTCTTCAGCTTGGTCAACTCGTCGTAGACGATGCCGTCGATGTGGGCTAGGTTCTGTGTCGCCAGCCACTGGATGTTGTCGTAGTTGGTCACGATGATCTGCGCGCCGCTGCCGAGCGCTGCCGCCCGTTGGGCCGGTGTGCCCACCGCCACGGCCAGCGTCAGACTCGGTGCCCACTTGGGCTGCTCGACCGGCCACACATCCGTGCAGACGCGCTTGGGCGCCAGCACTAAAAAGCGCTCGACCACGCGGTCGGCCAGCATCGCCTGCATGGCCGTCAGCGTGATGGCCGTCTTGCCTGCACCCACGGGCGCCAAAATCATGGCGCGGTCGTGTTCGTACAGGAAGTCAACGGCCTGTTCTTGGTAGTCACGCAACTTCATTGAGCCACTCATTGATCTGATCCTTGTTCCATAGGCATACGTAGTTTTGATTCATGCGTGCCATGTCCGACATGAAAACCTTCTGCAAGGGCGACAGCCTGCCGCTTTCGGTCTTGACCTCAACAAACCATGTCTGGCCGTTAGGAAAGCAGACGATACGGTCAGCCACACCACGGTGCGCGGGGCTGGTGAATTTGTAAGCCACACCGCCAATCGCTTTGACACGATCAACAAGGTAGCGTTCGATTTGTTTTTCAAGCATGTAAAAAAGTTTAGCACACTTTTATTTTTTATGCTACACTGAACGCCTCATCAACTAAAGGACAGTACATGCAACACTCAAAGATCGTCGGCGGCAGCACCGCCAAGCGCGTCATCAACTGCCCAGGCTCAGTGGCCTTGGTAGCTCAGATGCCGCCGCAGCCCAGCAGCAGCTACGCCGAAGAAGGCACACTACTGCACGATGAGATCAGCCGCTTTTTAGGTGATCTCGACTACAGGTTTACTTGCAGCCAAGAACTTATTCAAGACAAACTCTGGCCCGCCTTAGACTTGCTTGATGAAATAGACCCCGACAAGACAATGGAGTACGCAATCGAAACCCGTGTCGGCTTTGGTGATCTGCTGCCGGGTGTCTTTGGCTCGACCGATTTGATGGGCCGCATTGGCAACAAGGCGATCATCCTAGACTGGAAGTTTGGCGCTGGCGTGCCGGTGCCCGCCGAGGAGAACGAGCAGCTTATGTTCTACGCTGCTGCTGCCATGCGTACGCCCGAGGCGAAGTGGGTGTTTGATGGCGCAACAGAAGTTGAGTTGGTCATCATTCAGCCACCTACCATTAAGCGCTGGACGACCACCATCGAGCGCATCAAGCAATTCGAGCAAACCCTTATAAGGGCTGTCAAGCTGGCCCAGCAGCCTGACGCGCCGCTAAAGAATGGTGACCACTGCCGCTGGTGCAGCGCCAAGCCGGTGTGCCCCGTGATGACTGGCGCTGTTGACCGCGCTGTTGCCATCAAGATGGAAAAGATAGACGTTGACAAGATCGGCGCGTATCTACACAATGCAGACCTCCTTGAAGATTGGATCAAAGACCTTCGCGCTTTGGCCGAGGAGATGATGAAAAAAGGCAAGCCCGTACCAGGCTGGAAGATGGTGCCCAAGCGGGCCACAAGATCGTGGGTGAAGGAGGAGGACGCCAAAGCGGCGCTGCTCCAGCACCTGAAAGAATCTGAAGTGATCGAGACTAAGTTGGTCAGTCCGGCTGCTGCCGAGAAGCTGCTTAAAGCGCAGAAACTCAAGCTGCCGGACGGGCTGACAGTAGCGATCAGTTCAGGTAACACAATTGCACCGGAGAGCGATCCTCGGCCAGCAGTTGTACTCATCGGGCAGCAGTTAAACGCCGCTCTTTCTAAATTAATGTAAAGGTAAAATATGTTAACTGTATTTAAATCCGCTGGCCTTCCAGCAGTCTCCTCCCTCGCTACTTCCCTGCGTTCTATCGCCACTGATGTTGGCCCAGCCGGCGTTGTCATCCTCAAGATGGACAAGACCGGCCACTGGGTGTTCGGTGCCGATCAGACCGAAGTCGAAGATGACGCTACTTGGGCCGTCAATCCTTTCTCGTTTGTTCACGGCTTTATCGCTTGGGGTGACGGTGAAGTGCTTGGCGAGAAGATGGCAAGCGTAAGCCAGCCACTGCCTGAACTCGACATTGCACCGCCTAGCGCCAAGAAGGGCTGGGAGACGCAAGTCGGCATGTCGCTCAAGTGTCTGTCTGGTGAAGACAAGGGCATGGAAGCGCGGTTCACCACCACCAGCGTGGGCGGTAAGCGCGCCGTGCAAGCCTTGGCAGTCGCCTTGGCCGAGCAAGTCGAGAAGGATCAGACCAAGCCAGTGGCTATCATCAAGCTGAAGAAAGACCACTACGCGCACAAAAGCTACGGCAAGATTTACACGCCGGTCTTTAGCGTAGTCGAGTGGGTTGGTATGGATGCGGATGAAAAGCCCGCAGAGGCTGCCGAAGAAGCGCCAGCGCCAGCCGGACGCCGCCGCCGCGCAGCGTAAGCCTTTCCTGATGCCCATTCGCAAGAGTGGGCATTGGAAAATGCTCTACCTAGACTTCGAAACCCGCAGCCACTGTGACCTTAAAAAGCACGGCGTCTACAACTACGCTCAACACGCATCGACCGAGGTGCTGTGCATGTCCTACGCCTTTGACGATGGCGAGGTGCAGACATGGCTACCCAGCCAGCCCTTTCCTGATGCAGTGCGCCAGTACACCGGCCTGATCTACGCCCACAATGCGGCGTTCGAGCGCCTGATCTTCTGGTACGTCCTACAGATCAACTTCAAACTGGAGCAGTTTTACTGCACCGCCGCGCAGGCTAGAGCCAACTGTGCGCCTGGCTCGCTTGAGGACGCTGGCCGCTTTGCCGGCGCCAGTATGAAGAAAGACCATCGCGGTAGCCAACTGATCCGGCTGCTGTCAGTTCCGCAGGCTAATGGTCAGTTCCGCGAGGACGCCACGCTCATGGCCGAGATGGTGGCCTATTGCGAGACGGACGTGCGCGCCATGCGGGCCGTCAGCCAAGCCATGCGGCCACTAAGTGCTGACGAACTACTGGACTACCACGTCAACGAGCGCATCAACGACCGAGGCGTGCTGGTGGACGCCCCGCTGTGCGCCGCTGCCGTGCGCTTTGCCGCTGCGGAAACAGAAGAAATCCAG